CCCTAAATTATTATACCTATAACTCTTCTATATTAGATTCATCTCCCTCATCACTAGTACTACTTAGTTTACATAGTAATATAAAGTCTTCATCATTTAGCTTACTAATAACACTAAGTGTCTTTAATAGCCTTTGTTCTCTATAATCATTCTTTATAGTATATAGTTTGCTATTTATTAATCTAGTCCATACTATATAAGTATCATCAAACCAAACATTAAAGCTATTATCTTTAGATATTTCTACTTCGTGCATAATTAATCCTTTATTATATATATTAGTATAATTATTATAAATACTATACTACACTTAAATATTTCTATATCATACATAACGAAGTCTTATTTAACTTCGTTATCTAGTTTTATCTCTTCATAGGCACTTCGTACCTCATCATACATAGAAGTTTTATTTCTATCAACTTTAAGTTTCTCTGCCTCTTCGGCTTTAGACTTCCCTGCCTCAACATCACCACTTAATAATAGTTTCATAGCTTCATTATTTAGTTCTTGAGCAGTTCTCCCTATTTTAGTCCATAGAGCTATAGCTTTCTTAGAATAACCTTTAGACTTCCCATTTGACATAACTATTTCAGACTCAGGCAAGTAGTAGTTTGAGTATCTACAGAAGTGATAGTTAATATCGTTATCTACTATCATAGGATATTGCACTACACCTCCACCACTTTTAGGTTTTAGTAATTCATCAATTTGTGACTTAAACTCTTCAAAAGATTTTTTACTTTTAAATTGAGCTTCGAATTGAGCTAATAACTCATTAGTTTTTGTATATAATTCAGACTTTTTCATTTTGCATCCTTTTCAGTTTATATGCGTTTTTGATTCTCTTCATTATGAAGATAACTATACGATTTGAGTATAATACTCTATAGATACAACTATTTAGAAGTTATATCTAAGAATATTATAATAAAGTTTTATGACACTCTATTATACAAGTTGTTATTAAATCCTTATCCCAAAAATTATCATTTAGATTATTTCTTTCAAATAAGTCTGTAAAAGTATTATAACATAGATAATGTATATGCTCTACAATTAAATAACCATTATACTTTATTCTTATTTCATTACATTCATTTATTTCTAGAGTAACTTTAATACTTTTATCTTTATTAGTTACTTTAATAAATTGCGATTTTTCTATTTTCATTTTCTCTTCTTTATTTTAAATTTCAAAGGCTTTCGTGCTTTTGATAGAATAATTATAATATACTAATTATTAAAGTTTGCTTAAATTTAACTAAATTAATAAGAAATTTCAAAATTTATTAATTAAATTAATAAAATATATAAATATCTCCATATTTGCAAAATATGGCCTTTTAATCATTATTAATATTAATATAAAGGGATTAGATTAAAAGTCCATATTTCTTAATTATGGGATGATATGGATATATTATATAAAATTTATATTGATTTTTAATAATAAATATTAATTATTGAGATATATCTTTCTTTAAATAGCATAATTTATATTAGAAGCTTATTAATTATTAAGATTAATTATAGAATCTAAGATTAAACTAATAAATAATTGTATATCATAATTTATATTAGAATCTTATTAATTTATATAATTAATTATAGAATCTAAGATTAAACTAATAAGTAATTGTATATCATAATATTCATTAGTTGTGGCTTAGGCTATTGAGTTACTTTATTTTCTTAAGTTTTATTTAATGTCTATTCTTTTAATCATGATTAATTTCATTGGCTTAGAATTTCTATGGTTGTATCTACTTTTTAGTTGAAGGGCGGGTGGTCGGACGCTAGGCCTGTATTAGTAACGTTCGCTCAAGGCATAACTCCGTAGCATTTTGGATTACATTATTAATTTAACTAAATAAAGATATAGCACCTCAACTAGCAAGATACAGTACCTCAGTAACCAAACTTGTAGAGCCAGAAAAAATTTTCAAAAACCAAAAGTAATACAAACTTAGCTAAATTACTAAGAAATACAACCTAGAACTAATCTAAATTTAATAAAACTTAGGATATAATTTCAAAAATAACTAAATTGGTAAAACAACTATTAGGAACAGCTATGACTAAAGCACTACTTAAAAACATACAAATTGAATATGAACATACAAACACAAGTATAGAAGAATTATGTGAGCAGTATGGTTGCACTACTAAAGACCTTAAAGGTTATACTAAATGGGAGAAAAACCCACAAGACTCTATTGATAGTTCTATAAAATTAGTTTATGAGACATTATATTCACCTAACATCGAAGATTACCTAGAGCAAAATATTGAGACTATAGAAGCAGAGATAGTTCACACAGCAGATGATATAAAACACTCAAAGCCTGTTACTAAAGAATCATTACCTCAACAAGCTAGAGATGGTTTTGAGGGATTAAGACTACTAGACACTAAGCTCCAGACACAAGCACTAACACTACTACAAGCTATAGATACTGAGCTACATAATGTTGAGAGTGCTAAGGATGTTAGGGACTTAGTTGCGGCACATACATCAATAAGAGATAGTTACTTTAATACTAAAGCTCCAATGGTTAATATATTGAATGGTGATGTACAGGTTGGTTCAGGTAATGGGCTAGCTATACTACTAGAAGGAACTCCAGATGATTGTTGATAAGCTAACTAATGAGCAGAAGAAAAACCTTACATCGAAACTTTGGAGGCTTAATAACCTTTATACAATAGTTCCAAAGTCTGGTCCTAAGAAGATAATGAAGTTAAACTTCTCACAACGTAAAATACTTAAAGACTTTAAGCATCCTAGAAAAGTAATTCTAAAATCACGACAACAAGGTATATCAACACTATACTTAGCTTATAACTTAGATAGTTGTATAACTAAAAGTCACTTCTCTGCTGGTGTACAATCATATGGTAAAGATGAGGGGGAGAAACTTGCTGAAAGAGCTAAGATAATGTGGGATGATATGCCTCAAGCATTTAAAGACTCACTAGGTATAACACTAGTTAGGTCGAACACTACACTTATGGAATTCTCTAATGGCTCAACACTGCGTATAGGTAACTTTAGAGGTGATACACTACAGTCACTACATGTGTCAGAGCTAGGTAAGATAGCAGTTAAGTTTCCTGAAAAAGCTAAAGAGCTTAAAACTGGAGCATTCGAAGCAGTAGGTAAAGGTAATAGATTAACTATAGAGTCGACAGCTGAAGGTAAACATGGGTTATTTTATGATACATGGAAAAAAGCATATATTAAATCGCTAGCTAATGCAAAACTATCACCTTTTGACTTTCAAGCTATATTTCTTAGTTGGATTATTGACCCTGATTGTAATATTAATGAGGAGGTTGAGATATCAGCAGAATTAGAAGAGTATTTTAAAGAGATAGAACTTAGATTAGATACTAAACTAGAAAAAACACAGAAGTGGTGGTATGCTACTAAATTAGATGGTTTAGGTGAAGATATGAAAAGGGAATATCCATCATATCCTGAAGAAGCATTTGAACAAACAACTGAAGGTACAATATATAAGAATGAATATAACTTATTATTTAAAGAAAAAAGAATTATATCAAACTTAGCTATACCTAATTATCCTTGTACAGTATCATATGACTTAGGTATGAATGATACTACTGACTTAATATTTACACAAGTATATAAAGGAAGACCTAGAATTATATATCACTATCAGAATAATGGGCAAGCTATTGAATTTTATGTAGATATCATGCATAAGATTAGAGACCAACTAAAAATAGGTAGTATCAAAGTTATTCTTCCACATGATGCTGAGGTTAGAGAGATGCAAACAGGGAGAACTAGAATACAAGAGTTTAGAAGACTTGGTGTTACAGCTATAGTTCAGAAAAGACAATCAATATCAGATGGTATTGAAGCCACTAGACAGTTTTTAAAAGTATGTTTAATAGACTCAGATAATTGTACTGATTTAATATCAGCAATACAAGTATATAGATGGAAGTTTGACAAAAGACTACAAGTATTTCTTAAAACACCTGAACATGATGATGCATCAAACCCTTGTGATAGTTTAAGATATAAAGCATTAGGTATACATTATAATAAAACTATACCATATAAGGAGGCAGATATCATTGGACAAACTAAAAGCTTCGACTTTAAGAGAAATAGTAGTGTTACAAACCAACAATATATAGATAGTGATGATGGTTTTGCAATATAATATAATTTTATAATAATTTAAACAAAGTTTAATATTAAATTTGATATAATAGTTATATTTAATGATAAAATAAAAAAGGATTAAATATGGGAATTACTTACGAGACTCCTGAAGAAAAACAAGCGTTAATTAATGGTATTAAGAAAGACCTTGCTGTTAAGCATAATATTGAGAATACTGAGGGTAATACGCTTTTAGATGAGTTGGCCAAAACTGAGTTTACAAGAAGAGAAACACAAGCATCTTATACTAAAGGGCGACAAACCCTTAAAGAATTAGAAGCTGAGAAACAATTTCTTATGAGTGAAGTTCAAAAAGGCTTAAATCTTTCAACTGTGCAAAATGAAGAGCTTAATAAGCTTAAATTTGAAGACCCTGATAAATGGAGAGATACTGTCCATAAATTAGAAGTACAGGCTAAAGAAGATTTTGACAAAACTATTACTAATGGTTTAGGGCAGGCTAAATCAGAAGCATCTAAGAACTATGAGTTATCTAGAAGAGAAGAGATTCTAAAAGATTTTAGCGAGGCTAATCCTGGTTTTAACTTAACTGATGAGAAAGTTCTTGCACAACTTCCTCCAGTTTTAGTTAATCAGTTGGCTAACAATGAAATTACTTTTGAAGACTTTCTAACTAAAGCTCAAAAATTTGAAGTTGCAACAAAAGTAACATCAACTAAAGTACCTAATAGTGGGAGTAATACTTTGGATAAAACTTCTGGAGGTCAAGAGCCTTCAAATACTGATGTTAAAAAAAGTGTAGCTGAAGACTATGAAAGTATCGTATTATAAAATAAATAAAAGGAAGACTTATGGGCGCTAGTACAAGTGTTTTAAGATATGGTAGTGAGTTAGAAAGAAAGTCTTGGATGGTACAAGGAATGATTCAAAAGAAATCTGAATCATTCTGGAACGGTCTTAAAGGTAAATCAGAAGACTCTGTTATCTACCAAAAAAGTGATAGAAATGCATCAGACGGTATGACTGTTGTATTTGACTATAGAGGAAACTTAGCTACGGCTGGTTTTAGAGGTTCTGAAGAGGCATTTGGTAATGCAAAAGCTAAATTTAAATTTTCAGATAAACTTACAATTGAAGAAGGTATTTATACTGTTGATAATGGTAGAAAATATGATGCTGCTGTTATTGGTGATATGGACTTAGCTGAACATGAAGACTCAAGAGAGCTTTTATCAGATAATAACATTAGAGTTAATGACCAGGTATTCTTTGATCTAGGTACAGGTTATTTAAGAGGTGAAACACCTTCACATATTCTTTTACCAAATGGCCGTGCTGATGTTTCAGCTTTAACTTCTTCTGATAAAATGTCTTGGGACTTTTTAGTAGAAATGGAAACAGCTGCAAAAACTGGTAAAATAGGAACTTATGATAGAAGAGCTCCAATTAAACCTTTTAAATTTGCAAATGGACAGAGAAAATGGATTGCAGTATTAGATTCTTGGCAAATTCAAGACTTATTAAAAGATACTAAATTCCAAGCTGTTTATCAACAAGCACAAGTTAGAGGCAATAATAATGAGTTAATTACACATGCTATTGCTAATGTAGGTAACTTAATTATTATGGAAGCTCAAACATTCTTTGGTTCTTCTGTATCAAATGAGTTATTTAAACAATCTGTTGAGATTCAAGGTTTAAGAACTATAGATGAAGCTGGTACTTTCTCAGGTACAAGTGTTGCACAAACAGGTATAGTTGCATCTAGAGGGTTTATTTGTGGGGCTGGGGCATTCCAAGAAGCCTTTGGTATGATGCCAGATTATAAATATCAAGCATCACAAGATTTTGGTAGAGTTTCTGAGTCAGCTTTAGAGCTATGGCATCAAGCTAAAAAATGTAATGTTATTGCAGAAGTTGAAGATTATGATGAAGCTAAAATTTCAAATATGGACTTCTCATTATTTGCATTTGATACATATCAAACAGCAATTGCTTAAGGAGTAGATTATGGCAAAAGTAAATTTAATCCAATTTGATGGAAATAAAAAGAAGAATAAATTAAATTCAACAGCAGGTAAACTTAGTTTTACTCTTGCTGGAGGATTAGGTACTATGGCATCAGGTAGTACTTATAAAGTTGCATCTGTTCCAGCTAATTCACTTATTTTAAGTGTTGACTTAGTTGTTACTGAAGCTTTTAATGGTACTACTCCAACTGTTGATGTTGAAGTAGGCGGGGCTGTAGTACATAATGATATTGCTGTTTCTGCTTTAGGTGTTAATTCATCTGAAGTAAGAGTGCATGTAACATCATTAACTGATATTGAAGTTACTCCAACTTTAACTGGTGCAACAGCAGGGGCATTAGAAGTAGTAGTTACATACGTTGAATTAAACGGATATGACGGGGCTTTTACAGAGTAATCTGTGAATATTTAAAGCTATAGAATTTATTTCTATAGCTTTTATTAATAGGAAATATTATGACTATACAAACCTTGTTTAATGAGATTAGACCTAAAGTTGGAGATACTGTTGGTAGAAAATTTACTAATAGTAGAATTATAGAACTTATTAATGAGGGTTTAGAAGAATTAGGTAAAAAAGCTAATGTTAAAAAGAAAGTAATGGCTATACCTATTCTACCTTACCAAAAATATCTAATTATACCTGATGAACAATTTTTAAGCTTACAAAGAGTTAGACAAAATGGTAAAGATATTAATAAACTAACACATAATGAAATGGATAAGCACCATAGACAATGGGAAACAAAAACTGGTGAAAGACTAGAAGCAATAGTTTATGACCTACAAAACCCTAAGCAAGTTACACTATTTCCTTTATTAAAAGAAACAAGTACAACTTATACAGCCTTAAATAATAATACAGCAGGAACATTATTGATTGATATACCAAATGTGCCTTCTGATAGTGTTTATGGTTTAATAACTTCTATGGATTTTGAAGATATTATAGTACCTATGAATGTTTATGATAAGATAGAATTAAGGGGATATGAGCCAATACTTAGTTTATCTGATGTATTTATAACATTAGAAGTTACTTATTTTGCTAAACCAGATTTATTAGATACAACTACTAACATATTCACAACAGTAGTAGATTTAGATGATTCTTATAAAAATACATTAGTTTATTATGTTGCTGGTACGCTTTTATTAGATGATTCAAGAACAGAAAATATTAATAAAGCTAGTATTTTTATAGATAAATATAATAAAGAGTTAAAAAAAGATATAGGTAGAACATCTAATAGTTACCAAGGTGTTGATTACCCAGAAGTACCTTATAAGACAGGATTTTAATATGGCAAATGATAATATAACAAAAACGTATAGAGGTAGAGTTGGTCTAGAAGACTTAACAGTAGGTTTTGGAGTTGAAACACAAACTAGAAATGGCCAAGCTGTTTCAGTAACACAAATAAATGCTAGTAACTTACCTTTTAGTGAAACAGAAACCCTATTAGAAGCTATAAATAGAACAGAGTCTTACTCTATAGATGCTAGTAGTTCAGCTAGTGGAGCTTCACTTTCAGCTAGCCAAGCTTCAGGTTATTCTACATCAGCATCACTTTCAGCTAGCCAAGCTTCAGGTTATTCTGCATCAGCTTCACTTTCAGCTAGCCAAGCTAGTGGTAGTGCAGTTATAGCAGATAGTGCTAAAGTATATTTAAATGGAGTATATTTAGGTGCTTCAAATACTGAGCCAACTTTAAATTTAAATGGTGAAGCTTTAAGTGGAGGTGAGCTATACCTTGATACTTCTGATATTGACCCTAATAACCATTTAATGAAAGTATATATTTTAGGTACTGGTTGGGTTGCAGCTTATGCCTCTCTTGGTGGAGCTTTAATTAATTCTAATAATTTATCTGATGTGTCTAGTGCTTCTGGTTCTAGAATAAATTTAGGACTTGGTAATGTAGAGAATACATCAGATTTAAATAAGCCTATATCAACAGCAACATTAGATGCTATTGCTAATATACCTGAAACTACATCAGTATCTTATACACTTAAAGGAGACTGCTCAATATCTAGTGGTACATTATATGGTAATAATCTATTAGTGTCTATTGCTAGTGGAAGCACAACAGCCATTAAAAATACTGTAATAGTTAAAAATGGCGCTATTAATCCTATGGGTGGATATGCTGATGGTATAAATTATGTTAAGATGTTTGCAGACGGGAGTAGTGAAGCTACATTAACTAAGCCTAGTTGGGGTATGTACTTTGCTACTATGATAGATGAAGACAGACCAATATATACTAATGGCTTATGGTCTTCAACTATCATGACAGAGTTAGTTACTAATGGAACTTTTGATACTGATATTAGTGGATGGGTTGCATCAAACGCAAATATAACATTAAGTTGGAGTTCTTCTGATAGTTCTCTTATCATGGCAGATTTAAACGGAGATGTTTCTTCTAAAGCAGAAACTATAATAAGTGTTATAGCTGGTCAGAAACTTACAATAAAGTTTGATATTGTAGCTTCTGATGCAATAGCCGGGATTTATTTCTATATGGATGGTATTCTTATAGGAGGTACGGGAGCAAATATAGTTGGTACTCATACTTTTAATTATACACCTACTGTTAGTGGTAACATTGTTTTTGCACTAAGTCATGGTACTAGTGCTAATAGAACATCAAGAATAGATAATGTTAGCATATTTGGAACAACTTCGGGTACTGCATACTCTCCTCAATTCACATATCTAAATAACGAAAAAGGTAAATTACTAGGAGTAGAAGTAGTAGGTGGAGTTCCAGTAGCTTTACACTATATGGAAGGTGCTCCTAAGATAGTTGAGAGTGTAGCTAAGTTTGATAAGGTTATAGCAGAAGTAGAAGGTAAAAACTCTTGTACAGCTTGGGTAAACTTTGATGGTACAACTACACCTCCTACTATTAGAGATAGTTTTAATGTTAGTGATGTAGTAAGAACTACTACTGGTAATTACGATGTATATTTTAATGAGAGTATGGATACTACTAATTATGTAGGTGCTGCTTCAGCAGGAGCCTCTTCTAATGACCCATCAGACAGAAATGTTGCTTGTTATCCAACTTCTACTACTTACTGTAAATTAGAAGTATATGCTACTGCTACTATACAGGTTGATACCGAGGTAGCTTCTTTAATCATTATGGGAGGAAAAAACTAAGATGGCGTATTTTAAATTAAACACAGATGGTACTATACAATCAAGGACTACAAATCCTGATGGTACTTGGATAAAGTTAGAGTTATTAGAAACTAAAATAGATGGTACTTTACATACATACTACCTACCCGATATGGTAGATGGTAAGTATGTACCTGATAGGGTTAAAGAGCAAGAGTTAATTGACACTAAGGCATTAGAAGATGTGGATAAGGCTAGAACTAAAGCTATGTTAGATGGTCTTGATTATAAGGGGACAGTAGTATCATTTACTAAGAATGATGGAGATGGTTTAGTACAAGTAAAGAGTGGTTTTGAGCTAGGTATAACAGATACAGTAATACATTTTGATAATGGTGCTAAGATGCCTATTAATGTATTAGATTTCCCTGACTTTGCTCTATGGTTTGTTACGGAAAGAAATAAATTCTTTGTAGGTGTATAATGGGAAATAAAACTAAACAAGAACTATTAATAGAAAAGTTTGATAAAGATGTAAGCAAAAGGTCAAGAGGTATGAGATTTCTTCTCTCTTTTGACCAAATGCTTAATGTAGTTATATGGAATGGTAGTCAAGATGAAACAATATCTTCTCATATAGCTAGAAGAAAAGAAAAAGGAATAGCTACATGGTTTGATATTAAGTTATGTTGTTTATTATCTAAACTTGAATATAATCATTGTAATAAATCAGTAGGAGAATAGAATGTTTGAAAAGTTAGATATAGTTGCCTTAGCTATAACAGGTTTCTTTATAACCTTTATTAATGTAATGGGTAAGATAGTTTCAGCTGATTTATATCCAGAAAAGACAATGAAAGCTAAGATATTTATATCTTCTTCAAAAGCTATTTTAGGTTGTATATTAGTATTAGTTATTGTAAAAGGTGTCCCATATCAGTATCCACTACTTAAAGATAGTGAGTTTTTGATATACTTTGCTTGGCTTGTAGCATATTTTGCAGTTGACTTAATGCCTATTGCAATAATGTATATAAAAAATAAGTTAGGAGTAAAAGATGTATAGTATACTATTACTATCTATATTATTCGCGTTAAGTACATTTATACATAATAAACTTTATTTATATAATAAAACTTTATTTGCTGTACTTATAGTTATGCTTATATCTACTATTAGTTATAAATTATTACCTGAAAACTATTGGGCTTTATTTCATGTTATAACTATGGTGATATCAGTATGGGCATTAATTATATACACATTTCTACTTAAAAAAGAATGGAGATTAAAAACTAGAAGGAGAAGTGATGTTTGAGTTAGGTGGGTTATTAATTACAGGAATATCTAATTACTTTACAAAGAAACAAGAAATTTCTAAACTTAAAGCTGAGGGTGAAAAAGAAGTAGTAGTTGCTGAAACAAAAGCTAAAATAGCTCGTATCACAAGGGAAGGTGAGCAAGATTATGATTTAAACAAGATGGCTGTTGAAAATATGAAGTCAAGCTGGAAAGATGAATTTATATTAATAGTAATTACTATGCCATTTATAATGTTGTTTATTCCATCTTTACAACCATATGCAATACAAGGTTTAAAAGCTATGGATCTAAGTACTCCAATATGGTATCAAATATTAGTATTATCTATATTTTTAAGTATATATGGATTAAGAGATATTTTAAAAATAGTACTACAATTACTTATTAGTAAATTTAAAGGATAAGACAGTGAAAAATTATTTTACAGAAAAAGAATTGAAATGTAGATGTGGTTGTGGGTTAAATAAAGTTAGAGCCTCATCTCTAGAAAGATTAAATCATGCTAGAGAATTTGCAGGAGAACCTTTTAGTATAGGACCTAATAATAGAGCTTGTTCATGTAGAGAGCATAATAAAGCTATTGGTGGATCAGATACATCTTCCCATATTGCAAGTGAAGAAGAAGGTATTGAATGTAAAGCTTTTGACTTAGATGCTGAAGATAGTAGAAAAAGATTTGTAATTATAGAAGCTTTAATTAGAGCAGGGTTTACAAGAATTGGTATTGCAAAGACATTTATACATGTTGATGATGATGAATCAAAATCACCAGAAGTAATCTGGTTATATTAGTAAAGTAGTAGTAATGAATAATAATATAAGTAGTACAAATAATCATAAGATGGATAGAGCTGCTCATAGAGCTTTAATGAGAAGTACAGAAGCAGCTACAGTATCTCATACCCATAGTAATAAAGCTATATTAGACTCTATTGACCAGAATGATTTAGATACTATTTATGAAAATTCTGAACGCTTATCATATCACCAACTACATGGTATAATTTCTGGTATGAATATAACTATTAATGCTAACCCTAGGTATTTTAATATAGCTTCAGGTATATATTATATTAATGGTATTAAAAAAGTATATAATGGGGCTATAATAGATACTATATCTATATCAGGTGGTAACTTTGCCTCAGCTATTATAGATATAAATGGTTTGGTTACTTTATTACCTAATCAATTTCCAAGTACATCAGATTTAAATGATGGTAAACTAGAACTAACAGCATTTAGTAAAACTGATACTAATACTATTAATAAGATAGGTAATAGTTTTTTCTTATCCTTAGATTTTATTAAGAAAATATATATAAGGTCTAAGTTTTTTGAGGGTACAATATTTAGTTTACAAGCAGGATTAATTACACAAAATATAAGTAACCCTCTTCACCTAGATATAGCAGAAGGGCAAATTAATACTCCTAATGCTGAGACTAAAACTATTACGCAAACTTTAAATATAGTAGCACAAAAGATGTATAATATATCAGGACAATATCAATTACAACCTGAAACTACTTTGGTAGTTGATATAGCTAATTATGATAATGGTACAGATTTAGCATTAATACCTAATAATAAGTATGTTACACATACAATATCTAGAAGCTCTAGAACTGAAACTATTTATTTTACTTATGGTACTATAGTTTATAATAAATTAACAGATGCCATTAATGCTAATCCAAATCTAGGTATTTTTAATGGCGATATAGGCTCAGAGATAGAACCACTAAGCTTAATAATTATAGACCAAGGTACAGCTTCTATAGCAGAAATAGTAGATATTAGAAATAAAGCATCAAAATTAATTTCTTCATCATCTGCTCAAGACATAGGTTGGAAAGATAATGTTGTACCTTTTACTTTAGCTATTAAAGGTGCTTCAGCTCCATCTGAAGCTACTGATAGTAATGGTTTTGTAAGACTAGCTTTTAGTGATGGTAATGAAGTTTTTATAGATTATCATGTAAATCATGATTATGCTAGAGGCACAAGTGCTTATATACATATTCACTGGATGCCTACTACTACTATGACCTTAGGTGAAACAGTTATATGGAATATAAGTTATATTATTGCTAAAGGGCATCAACAAGGAGAGAGCTTATTAGCTACTCCAGTTTCATTTACTATAACACATATATCTGATGGTACTGAGGTAGCTGGAGAACATATGGTAACTGAATGCTCAGATATAGATGCTTTTGATTTAATTGAGCCAGATACAGTAGTTAGTATTAAAGTACAAAGAGGTACAGATACTTATGGTAGCAATGTTTATGGTTTAATGGCTGATTTACATTATCAAGCTGATAGAGATAGTACACTTAATAAAGCACCAGATTTTTATACCTAGGAGATATTATGCAAGAATATATACAAGAACAAATAGAAAATGAAGGCGGAATATATGGTTTAAATATTCCATTAGTAGAAAGTGGAATAGATAGTTTTGGTGTTGTTATGGTATTAAATGAAGTACAAGCTGAATATCCTTTTATGAAAGATGATTATTTAAAAGAATTTCCTATAGAAACTATTACACCAGCTAAATTAGAGGAGCTATATAATGAAAATACAAAGTTATAAATATATTCATGGTACAATAAATGAAGAAGATAGAATAGGATTACTACAAGATAGAAAAAACTATATGACAGACCAGTATATAAAAATATTTAAAGAGTATTTATCTAATATAAAGCTGGAAGGTAATACTGCTTTACTTTATGCTGTAGGTATTTCTAAACCACAAGGTGAAGATAGAGAAATACCTCTAGATTTTGAATTCTCTATTAGTAGAGGTGAAACCAGGGTATCAGTTAAAGACTTAACTGCTTATATGGCTCATAAATATATGAAAATACTAAGTAAAAATAATAATATAACTTTTATGGATATTAATTCTAATTCTTGTGCTAGTAGTATGTACTCAATTTTTCATGCTAATATACTATTAGAACTTGGTATAGTTGATAATGTTATAATAGTTGCAGAAGAAAAAACTAGTTATAGTACTCTTAGAGTATTTAAACAAAGTAATATAGATATAAAACTTGGTGAAGGTGCTGCTTTTATAGTATTAACTAAAGGTAATGATATATCTAATGCAAAATGGTATGCAGAGTATAATTCTAATCCTTTTATGACAACAGTTAATGGGTATAAACAAGTATTTACTAAAGCTGATATAATTAAAGTACATGGTACAGGTACAGAAGTAAATAATAAAGCTGAACAAGAGGCTTATAAAGGTTATAAAATATTAAACTATAAAAATAAAATTGGACATTGTCAAGGAGCTAGTGCTTTAATAGAATTACTTTTAGCTTATGAAGATAAAAGTATAAAAGGTAAAGTTCTTTGTGTTGCCTCTGGATTAGGTGGTTTTTATGGTAGTTGTATTTTAAATAAGGACTAATATGTTTGAGCTTTTACTTAATAAATTACCACCAGAAATAGCTAATTTACAAGATATTATGAATAGTATTAAAAAATCAACATTTCTAGTTTACCATAATAACTGTTGTCTTATTGGTAATAATGATTTTATTTATTACCTAATTTTAAGTGATACTAAGCAAAATAACTTAAGATTTCTATTAGATTATAGCTATTTATGTAGAAATAAAATAATATATACTAAAAATAAAAGTATATTAAAAATGTGTAAAATAATTAAAATATTACCTAATGGTACTATTAAAGCGAGAGTAAAATGAATGTTATAGATTTTCTAGTTTATTATTTTACTCCTATTAAACTATATGGTGGAGAAGGTGGAGATAGTGGTGGTGGAGATAGTGGTGTAGGTGAAGCTGCCGATGCAGTTGGAGCTTCTATTGGTGTATCAGCTGGTGGCCCTGAAGGCCTTAGCTTATCTGCTGAAGGTAGTCGTACTAGCTCTGGGAGATCTGGTCTTGGTGGTAGTTCTATTGGTGGTGATGGAGGTGAAGGAGGTGAAGGCAGTAATAATTCTAATGTAGCTACACAAGTAGGTATGGCTAGCCAAAAAGAAATGGATGCTATAGCTGAAGCTGGTATGCTTGGTATTGGTGTAAGAGCTAATGCTCCTTTATATTCTGTTACTATGAAAGATAATACTATTTCGGTAGTTGAGGGTGTTAATACTGTAGGTAATGAAGCTACTGTTACTACTGAAGTTAATTTTGGATTCTTTAATAATACAAAGACAGTTACTACATCTATAGCTAATAGTTTAGGTGGTCTAGATGTTTCTATAGCTGTCTTTGGTATGGTTAATACCCTAAATACCTTTACTACTGGTCAAAAAGGTTCAATTACTCAGCATAATACTACAGTAGGTATAGGTACTACTTCGTTTTCATTTAATACCCATTACTGGGGTGCTAATAATACAGAGTTTGGTTTTGCTGCTGAAGCTGTAGCAGATATAGCTGAAAGCTTAGGAGCTAGTAAGAGTACTACTATTGGCTTAGCTGCAGTAGCTGAGATAGCTTCAGTTTTAGCAAATATAGCAATGCCTAGTATGCAAATATTGAGTGCAGGTAGAGCTATAGGTGGAATTACTGGCTTAGGCTTAAGTATAGCAGGTATAAAAGGTTTATATGATTCTTTGCAAACCATAAGTACAGTTGCTAATTCATTAGGTGCACCAACTAATAATAATGCTGTTAACTCAGTAGCTAATAGTTTAGTAAATGGTATTTCTTCTGGTGGAGATAGTGATATTGATAACATAGTAAGAAATGAGTTATTTAATGAAGAGTTTTTACCAAACTTAATAACTACTGCCTCTAATAATTTATTAAGAGGTCAACCAAAATTGTATACACCTAAGAAGTTTATACAACCAAAATTAAATCAGGAGAATAATATGAAATCACAACAAGCTGTATATTTAGACTATAGAGGAGGCTTAAGTGAAATATTAGCTTCAAATCTGCTAGCTGCTAATGAAGGAAGTATATATAAAAATATTAATATTGATAAAGGTATTATGCAAAGTGAAAAAAAAGGTACTTTAGCTATAAACCAAATAGCTAATGCTTATTTTAAATTTTTACCAAATGATTATTACTTTTCAGATAGCTACCCTTTTAGTATGGTAGAACTAGGTAACTTTATGTATTTAACTACAGAAAATCCTATTTATACTAAAGTATATCAACTAGATTATGCTAGTTTATCAGATAATGCTACTGTGGATGACTTAATACCAGTATCTATGATAGTACCAGCTACTACACCTAATGTTAATGCTGTCGGTTCTGAACTAGATAAAGAACTATGGGAAGAGTATACATATGCTTATACTTATTATGATAGAGACTCTGGTTTTGAATCTGCTCCAGTTTTTAGTGCTACATTCTTAAAGAAAACTAATGAGCTAGATATTACAAACATTAGTTACTCAACTGAAACTAATGTTGACGTTATTAGAGTATATAGACTAGGTGGATATAGTAGTTCATATAGATTAGTAATTGAAATAGATAATATAGCTACTACAGGTACAACTACTTATAGAGATACTTTAGCTGAAGAGTATAATCCTTATATATTAGATACACAAAATTTAAAAGTAATAGAAGATTTAAAGCAACTAGTCGAGCATAAAGGTACTATGTATGCTTATAAAAATAACATAGTTTATTTCTCTAGACCTGGTAAACCAAATATGTGGAGTGAATTTAATAGTATTAGAGTAGGGGGTCAAGTTAGTGGATTAGCTTCAACACCATTAGGAGTACTTATTTTTACAACTAATAGCCAAACTTATCTCTTAGGGGGTACAGATAAATATAACTTTACTCTTAGTTCATTAACTAAAACTAGTGGTTGTATATCATATAAATCTATAGCTAACTTAAAAAATACAGCTATTTGGTTAGACTATGAAGGTCTTATGTTATCAGTAGGTTCTGTAGTTTCTAATTTATCTAAAGAGAAAGTAGACTTAACAGACATAGGTGAAATTTATACTTCTTTAGTTTATAATAGTGTCTATTATTTGGTTGGTGAAAACTATACTATGGCTGTAGATTTTAGATATAATAGTCCATCATTTTGTAAATTAACTAATATAGATTTTATTACAGTATATAAAGGTAAACTCTATGGTAAATTTGATGGAAGCTTATATGAAGATATTTTAGATAAAGTTGGTGGCTATTTAGAGTTACATTATAAAGCTCCTAAGTTTATAGGTAATAGTTATGATATACTTACAGAGTTTGAAAAGATAAATCTTACATATAAAGGAGACTTTACTTTTACTATATATGTAGATGAGGTAGAAGTATTATCTGATACAATAAGTTCTAATAAGATAGCAGTAGAAGAAATTAAAATTCCTACTGATAATAATGAAGGCTTATCAATTGAGCTTGAGTTAATTGGTACTGGAGAAATACATTCTTTTAGATATATTTTCTCTAATGTAAATATAAATTAATATTAATTTAATATTAATTTAGATATAATAATTAAAAAAAGGATATACTATGAGTTTATTAGGCTGGGGTTCATTAGCTCTAGGTGCATATTCTGCTTATCAAGGTACTCAAGCACAAAGTGATCTGAGTAGTAGTATGGGAGCACAAACAGCTATTTCACAAGAAGCTTTAAATTTTCAAAAAGAGCAGTATGCTAGAATATTAGATGTTTATGGTTCTACAGAACAAAACTTATCAGAATACTATAAATCACTTACACCTGAAAAATATAAAACTATGGGACTAGATGCTTATGATAAACAGTTCCAAGAAGCTCAAAGTGCATGGGACGCTCAAATGGCTCAGAGAGGACTATCAGGTTCTGGTATTGAAGCTGAAGGTGTAATGAGCATGAACATGCAAGCTACACAAAATAGAGCTGGTATAACACAACAAGCAGACCAACAATGGGCATCTAATCAAATGGGGTGGTTAGCTTTAGGTACAGGTCAACAAAATGTAGCTGCTCAAGGCCTTGCTAACTCACAAAATAATATGTCAAATATGTATGGTAATCAAGCGAGTATTTATGGTAGTGCAGCTACTTCAGCTGGGCAAGGTGTAGGTAATTTAATTAATAATGCTATGTATGCTGAGTCTTATAGACCAGGTACTATGAGTCTATGGGGCTAGGAGAAATAAATGTTTGTATCAGGAATAGCTAATTCACTAGACCTTTCATCTGGAGTAAAAGGTGAAATGTCTAGAGAAAAAATCAATCAACTAAAAGAAGTAGGTCAACAAAGAAGAGAAATGTTTGGCTTACAAAAACAAGGTGCTCAAAATCAAAATGAGCAAATGAATATGCAAATTAAACAACTACAACAACAACTTATTCAACAAGATATGAAAATGGTTCAAGATGAATCTTATAGATATATTGATAACTACTTAACTACACCAACAGAAGATGGTACTTTAGATGATAGATACTTAAATTCTGCTTATGTAGAGAATCCTTTACTTAATCAATCTATGTCACAAAAATTAGGTTTAAAACAAATAACTGAAGTTAAAAATGATGGTACTGGTAATCTTATATTTAAAGACTCTATGTCTGGTAAAGAGAAACAAGTTCCATTAGAAATGTTTTTACCTTCAATAGGTTATTTTAGTAAAAGAGATTCAGTACATAATCAAAAAGCAGAAGAAGCTTTTAAAAAGAATAAACAAATCTGGGAAACTAAAAAGTTACAAGCTGAAACTATGAAAGCTTTAAGACCTGATGAAGTTAAACCATCAGAACAATTAGCTATGAATAAGCTACAAGTTAGTAATATAAAAGATGTCCCATTTAAAGATAAAGATAATTGGAATAAAGCTTTAGAGTCTGGAGAAGGTACTTTTAATGTTAATGGAGAAGAAGTTGATGTACTTAAAGTTGCTAAAGAAGTAGAAAGTGATGCTAAAACTATAGGTGCAAATACTAATAAATATATTACTGAGTTACCTGCGGCTTTAAATACTATTGAAAAAGTAAAAAGTCAATTAGAAAATATGACTGATGAAGAGTATAATATCTTAACTAATGCAGGGTCTTATATTAATAGATATTTAGGTTCTGGTGATGAAAAAGATAAAGCTGCTTTAGATCAAAAACTACAAAAGCTTAACTCTTCAGCTAGAGTAGCTTTATTAGATTATTTAACAATGAAAACTGGAGCTGCTTTCTCAATTCCAGAGCTTGGAGAATATAAAGATATGTTGTTTGACCCAGCAAAAACTAGAGAAGCTAATATAGCTACTACTTCTGGTATGTTAGATGCAGCTAGAAATACAACTAGCTCAGTGTTAGAAAGTATTAAAAATTCACACCCATATACTTATTTAACTAAGAAGCAAATGCTAGCTCCTAAAAATAAAACTAGTTATTCTGCTAAAACTTATAAATTTGGTAATCAAGAGTTTAAAGAAGGTGCTACTATGGTTGTACCAAAGGGACCTCATCAAGGTAAAACTGCTAAACTAGTTAATGGTAAATGGGTGGTAACTAATGAAAACACAAAATAATAATTATAGAGTAGCTACAGTAAATAATCCAACTACATCTAAAATAGAAAAGTTACAAGATTGGTTAAAAATTAGTCTTGAGACTTATGAAAGTTCTAGATTAGAAACGTTAGAAATAGTAGATTTATATCATAATAGACACTATACTAATAGTCAGTTAAATATTCTTAGACGAAGAGGTCAACCGGCAGAAACATTTAATATTATTAAAATGTATACTAGAATGATGACTGGTTATTTAAGTACTGTAGTTAGTACAATACTAGTTCGTGGAGATAATATTGATGATAGTTTAAGAGCTTCTATAGGCCAAGATGTGGTTGATTATACTTTAAAAGATAATAACTTTAAAAGACTTAAAGCTAAGTTAGAGAAAGATATTATACTTTCTGGGCAACTATGTTTTAGGGCTAAAGGTAAGAAAGTTAATAAGAAAGATAGATTTGGTACTGATATGACTAAAGTCGAAGTAGATCATATTCCATGGGATGAAGTAGCTACTGACCCTATGGCTAAGAAAGATGACTATTCAGATGGTAGATTTATTAGTAGATGGAAATGGGTACCTGAAGAAGAAATGATTAGACTATATGGAGTAGAAAAAGTTAAGAAGCTTTATGAAGACCAAAACACTGAAAATATAGCTGGTTATGATTTAACAGCTAAGTTTAATGGAGCTTTTGTTGGTAGATATCATTATTATCATAATTATCTAGTTATTGAGACTCAATATAAAGATAATGAAGGTAATATTAAATCTTGTGTATGGTCACATAATGAGATACTAGAAGAAATAGATTTAAGTCACTTAGAAAGATTTGAATATAGACCTATTAAATTAGAGTATAGTAATATTGCCGAAACTTATGGTGTTATGAGAGAGTTAAAAGAAACTCAAAAATCTATTAATCAAGCTCTTATTCAAATACAACTTTTAGTTAATACTAATAAAGTATATATTCAAGATGGTGCAGTTGAAGACTTTGAAGACTTTAGAAGACAGTTTGAAAGAGTTAATAGTTTTATGAAGGTTAATGACCTAAATGGTATTAAAATAGATAATGTATCTGCTGATATAGTTTCTCAATATCAAATAATAGATTCTGCTTTAGATAGATGTCAAAAGATTACAGGTATGAATGATTCTTTCTTAGGTTTTGCTGGTTCCTCTGCTTCAGGTAGACAAGTTAAATTACAACAAAACTCTGCAGTAGTTGCTTTAAGATATTTAACAGAAACTTTAGAATTTGCTTATACAGAAATGGGTGAATCTATTTTACAAACTGCTAAAGTTTATTTTAAAGCTAATCAGTATCTTAGATTAACAGACCAAAAAACTGGTGATAGATGGTCAGAACTTAATAAACCTTTAACGTTACCTAATTCTAATGGTGAAGAAGAAATAGTTTATTATGATGAATATGAGTATGATGAAGAAACAGATACTATTACTTTACAACCTGTAATAGACCCAGATACTTCACTTGAAGATTTAGAGTATGATTTAGATATATCTACTGCTGTTTATAATGATACTGATGATTTAGAGAGATTAACTCTTGAAGCTATATTATCAGGTCCAGCTGGTCAAGCTCTTAGTGCTGTATCTCCTGGTGATTTCTTACAAATTTCAGGTATGCATATACAGTCGTTAAAAGGTAGAAATTCAGATGAGATTAGTCAAATATTCTATAAGAATGCAGCTAAGTTAACTGGTGCTCAACCTATGGACCCTCGTACAGTTAATCAAGGTAGTAACCCAGGTGGAGGTAATGGCCAAGCTATGTTAAGTGCTATGGGTGCAACAAATGATGCTAAACCAGAAGGATATAATAATGCAAGAAGTTAATTTAGATGACATGGGTTTTAGTAACGTAGCTTCTAATGAGGTTAATCCTACTGATTTGGGTCTTGAAGTTAATCCTACTGATTTAGGTCTAGATACTACAGAAGTTACTCAACCTACTAATCCTATTCAAGGGCCTAGAAATGAAATGGCAACTGATGTATATAGAAAAGTACTTAGTGAAACTGGTGATAAAGTTGAAGCTCAAGAAGCTATGACAGATTGGAAAAGAGATAAACATGGAATAGGTACAACATTTGGTGGTGGTGACCAAAGATCTAAAGATATAGCATTAGGTATGCAATCAACATTAGCTGGTCTAGGTCAAACTGGAATAGATATAGCTAATTTAGTAGGTTTTGATGTTTCTGAATTAGATGAAAAAGCACAAAAAACTATTAAAGATTTAAATTCTAAAATACAAGATAAAGACTTCTTTAGTGGTGCAACACTAGGTAAATTAATACCTACACTAGCTACATTACCAGTAACTTTTAGTTCTAAGTTACTTGCTTTTACTTTAGAAGGAGCCATAGGTTATGCTGAAGCTAGAGGTTCAGAAGCTAATAAAATAGGAGCTTCAATAAGTGGGTTAATTTCTGGTGGTGGTACAGCTGCTGTTATGAAAGCTTTTGAAATGTTAGGTACTAAAGGTCAAAAAGTACTTAATGAATTAACTAAAGAGTTTGATTTAGACCCAGCTACTGCTGATAATATTTATGCTAATTTTGCTAAAGCTACTGGTAAAGAGCTTAACCAAATGACTAATTATGATAAAGCTGTTGCTATTATGGCTCAAGGAGATAAAAAAGGTGCAGAGTATTTTACTATAGCTGCTAAAGCTGATACTAAGGCTAAAGAAGCTCTTGATGAATTAAGTAAGTCTAGAGGTAAAGCTATTGAAAATCAAATAGGTAGTAATAAAGTAGATGATGCTATTAAACCTATACAAGAGCAAAGAGCTTTTGCTGAAGGTAGATATAATGAAGTTAAAGAAATAGCTACAGAAATGGGACCTGAGAAAATTCAAGTTCCTATAGATGATTTTAAAACTATTATGCAAGATATACCAGAAAACTTTACTTCAGCTTTAACTAATAAAGTTAAAAGGCTATTAGAGAATAGTGATGGTAATGTTACAATGAGTGAATTATTTGATATTAGAGAAGCTATGAATGGCCAAACTATTAAAATTAGAAAAGCTAATAAAAAAGATATGGTTGATATAGATGCTCAAAAGTTTATAGATAATTTAATTACTGATAATATGCCTGAAAACTTCAAACCTTTATGGGAGACTAGTAGAGCTGAGTTAGCTCTTAGTTATGCTATGAGAGGTGGTAATAAGAAAGCTGATGTTAATAATGCTTTTGGAACTTTATTAAGTGAAGCAGGTAAACCAATAGATACTAGAGCTATGACTTATTCAGATATATTAGATAAAATAGCTAAGACTTCTGGTGGTGGTAAAGAAATGAATCAGATGCTTAAAACTATAGGTTCTGAGAATATGGAAAAGTTTGAGAAAGG